ATAGACGGAACAGACTTTTATAGTTATTCATACAGTTGTGATTGCGGAAATTCAATAGTTATGAACTGTAAAAGAAGTCAGGAAGATTTGATGAGATATTAAGGAGCGAAGCAGTATGAGCGGTGGTAGTTTTAATTATTTATGTTACAAGGAAACAGAAGATTTGTTTTATCGGATAAGAGATTTAGAAAATATGCGAGAATCACTTATCGAGTACGGATATGAAGATATTGCAGAAGACACGCAAAGACTTATTGAGTATGTAAAGTCAGCAAAATGCACAATTGGTACTTTGAATGATATGTTAAAGCCGGTATTTCACGCAGTTGAATGGAAAGAAAGCGGAGATTGGGGCAAAGAAGATATGATTAAAGTTCTTGAAAAGTATCGCAAAAAAGAATTGGAGCGTGATGATGAGTGAAAATTTACATCAGCGGTAGCATTAGTAATAATCCCAACTTCAAGGAAGATTTTGAGCGAGCAGAAGATTACTTGCGGAGAGAATATCCGAATGCCGATGTTATCAATCCTGCATTAGTGAATAGCCACTTGCCGAAGTCTACAACGCACGAAGAGTATATGCGAATGAGTTTTTGTATGTTGGATATGTGCGACAGTATCTATATGTTAAGCAATTATGAGCAGTCAAAAGGTGCCTGTATGGAATATGGCTACGCATTGGCAAAAAATAAGGCTATTTTATTTGAAGAGGAGCAGTAATGGATAAAGAAACCAAATTAGTAAAAGACCGTGAATGTATCAAATGCGAGAAGTTCTTCGATTGCAAGGGTAAACCACCGGGAATACAGTGTGTTGCGATTGTGCCGAGAAAGGATATCAAGAAGAAGTAGATAAAACGAAACTTGAAGGGAAGTGAGAAAATTTGGCAAGCAAAAGAATGTTTACTATGAAAATTGTAGATAGTGATTCGTTTTTGGATATGCCGTTATCTAGCCAGTGTTTGTATTTTCACTTAAACATGAGAGCAGATGATGACGGGTTTATAGACAATCCAAAGCGCGTTATGAAGATTGTTGGCGCGTCTCAGGACGATTTAAAGTTATTAGTTGCAAAGAGATTTATTCTTGCATTTGAAAGTGGCGTAATGGTTATAAAACATTGGAGAATGCACAATACATTATCGCAAAGTCGTTATCATGCAACGCAATATATTGATGAAAAATCAATGCTAAAACTCAAAGAAAATGGTTCGTACTCTTTAGAAAATGGCACAGAAATTGACGATGAAAAGTTGATTGAAATGTCAAAAAGGCAGTGTAGACGAACAAAAGACGAACAAAAGACGAACGCAGATATAGATATAGGTTTAGATATAGATAAAGAGTTAGATATAGATTTAGATTTAATAAAAGATATTGTCGAGTATCTAAACATGGTTTGCGGAACAAAATACAAGCACTCGACCACAAATACTAAAAAACATATTCGGGCAAGATTGAAAGATGGATATGTGTTTGAGGATTTTAAGACAGTAGTTGATAAAAAGGCTAAAGAGTGGTTAGGGACGAACATGGAGAGGTATTTAAGACCAGATACATTGTTTGGCACAAAGTTTGAAAGTTATTTGAATCAAAACATAGTTGATAACCAGCCGAAACAAAAAACAGGCACTATTGATTGGGATAATGTGTAAGGAGTGATTGAATGGATAGAGAAGAAACCAAAAAGATAATCAGAATCATGTGTGCTAGTTATCCGAATTACAAGCCTGCGGATATTTCCGAAACGATAGATGTGTGGGCGAATATGTTAAGCGAATACAGTTATGAGCATATAGCCGTAGCGTTAAAGTCTTACATAGCAACCGATACAAGCGGATTTGCACCGAGTGTTGGGAAACTGATACAAAAGGCTAATTCGTTAGTTGGAAATGGCGAGTTAAACGAAATCGAAGCGTGGACGTTGGTAAGCAAGGCTATACGGAACGGATATTACGGTGCAGAGAAAGAGTTTGAAAAGTTACCGCCGATAATTCAAAAGTCAGTAGGAAGTCCCGAACAGTTAAGAATGTGGGCTACAACGGATAGCAAGAGCATTGAAACGGTGGTTGCGTCAAACTTTATGAAAACATACAAAACCGAAGTACAGCGCGCGGAAGAATATGCTAGGTTGCCGGAAGATGTAAAAGCAATTATGCAGAAGATGTCGCCGTTGAATAGGATTGAGCAGATGGGAGAGTGAGAGGATGAAAAAAGAAAACACGCACATTGTAATTAAAAGAGAAGATGCACTAAAGTATCTTACAGAAGTTGAGTATCAGACTTTAGAAGAATTTATGAACACTATTATTAGAGGTAGGGCAAAAGACCACAAGAAACCTATTAACAATTATTATATTTGCAACACGGATGAGCCTTATGCGGAAGTAGTGCATGGTGTAATTATTGGTGGTGAAGCAACTAAGGCTAATAATAGCAATCCAACCTGTTGCCCTGATGCTTGTGGAAATGGCTGTGTTTTATGTTTTAGCAAAGGAGAATGAGTATGACAGAGAATGAAGCAATTAAAGAATTGAAATCAGATATAGAGATTTGTTCAAGCGACTGTGATGGTGCTTGCAAATATTTTGTTAAGAAAGAATATTCTTATGAGTGTACCTGCTTAAAGGCTGTTTCACTTAATGCCCTTGAAGAAATCCAACAGTACAGAGCAATCGGAACAGTAAAGGAAATAAAAATCAAAGAAGCGCAGTTTGCGAGATTGTCAGAAGGATATTTGAATGATTTATCTTTATTGCGTGAGTATCAAGCAATCGGCACTATTGAAGAATTGAAGGCTTTGACAGAGAAGAGCGTGGCGAAGAAACCATTAAATGACGGAATGCAAAGACCATTTTCATATTATTGCCCGAATTGCAAAGAGGAATTATCGGATGATGGCTACGAACCGGATGAAGAATATTGTTGTAATTGCGGACAGCATATTTTGATTGAAAATTAGCAAATTACCGGCAAATTAAAAACTCACGGAAACACAAGGAATTTTACAGATTTGATGTGTTTCGTGCAAGTTATCAGCAAGTTAGAAAGGAGAAGATATGGGATATTTAACACATAAAGAGAAAAGTTTATTATTTTCAGCATTAACAAGAGAAGAAATAGTTTGTAAAGAAAACGGATTTGAAGAACTTGTACCAGTAGTCAAAAGCCTTGAAGGGAAATTCTACTATGATAGATTTGAAAAGGACATCAGAAACAAGGCTATTGATGAATTTGTAGAAGCGTTCAAGAAATCAAATATTACAAGCAAAGTGTTTGAAAGAATATTTCACATGATACAGTTTGCAGAAAATAATTTCCACGGTGTCACAAGTGATATTGATAATATGTATTGTGAATTAGCTGATGAAATCGCAGAGCAGATGAAAGGCGGTGCGGAATGAGTAGAAGAATAGTAATATTTTTTATACTTGTCAAACATTGCATAAATCCTTTTAAACCTATGGGAAAGATATTGCATGTTATGAATGAACGATTGACTGACAACGAAAAAGATTATTTTATAAAGTGTGCGAAAAGCAAATTGGTAAAAGAGATATTGTATAGGAATTTGAAAAGGGGCGGTAAAGATAGTGGCAAGAATTAAATGTTGTAAAGGTTGCGAAAAAAGGCACGAATCCTGTCATGTAAACTGCGAAACATACATAAGAGAAAAGGAAGCTTACGACTTAGAAAAAGCTAAAGAGCGAGAGAAGCAGAGAATTGAGCAGGGCGTTACATTTGAGAGTATTACGAATATGATGAAAGTTAGGCAGAAAAAGAGAAAGCAGGTGTGATATGGCGAAAAACAATGACCTTATAAACCAAGCAAAAATCCTTTATGCGAAAGTACATAACATTGTTCCGGAAGTTTATGCAGCAGTGGCGTTGGTTTTAAGCCGAGAATATGAATGGACTTATGAGCAGATAAATGATTTCTTTGCCGAAACACAGGCGGTATGGCAAGAGTATTCAGATAGAAAAATGGATATGATACAGGCGTGTTTGGAAGAAACTGGAATTGAGTTAAGGAGTAAGTGATTATGAAAGTGGAATATGATGTTAAATTGCCTAGAAACCAATATGGCAAAGGCAAGTGGGCTACAATATTTTGGGAATTTTATGACAGTCAGCACCAAACAGCAAAATTTTCATTCAAAACAACGGAAGAAGCAAAGAAACTTTATAAATCAGCACAGAATATAATATCTAAAAATTGTATGATAGGCATTAGGGCTATGATGATTGAAAGCGAAGTATACTTTGAGAAATATAGCGTAGAAGAGTAGAAAGGAATAACGGCAATGTGGAGATTGGGTAAGTATTTATCATCTTTGACAAAGCCGGAACTTGAGGAATTAAAAGACCAACTTAATTTAACAGACGATGAAATGATGGTATTTGAGCAGTTATCTAGGGGCAGAAGTAATATTCTTGTCGCTGATAATTGCCAAATATCAATCAGGACAGTTGATAACAAAATCAAATCAATAAACATAAAATTAGGGCGGTTAAAAAATAATGGATAGTTTATCTAACAAAGAATTATTGAATTTTGCGATTGAAAATGGTATTATCGACATTAACACCATTCAAAAGCAAATTGAGATGAACGAACGAAAGAAATATCTTGATATGCACATTTATTCAGTGTTTAAGGGTGCAGACGGAAATTATCATACATCTGTGCCTGATGACACAAAGAAAAACAACAGGAGGGCTATTAAGCGAAAAACAAAAGAATCTATTGAGGATGCAATTATTGAATATTACAAAAGTGTTGAAAATGAGCCTAGATTAAAAGATTTGTTCAGACTGTGGATTGATAAGAAGTTGAAGTATTGCGAAATTGAAAAGCAGACCGCTGACCGATACGAAACTGATTTTATAAGATTTTTCTCAAATAACAATCTGTATAACAGGAAGGTAAGGTATATTACAGAAAACGATCTTGAGGATTTTATAAAAACAACCATAGCCGAAAAACAGTTGACAGCTAAAGGTTGGGGTAATTTGCGGACTTTGATAAACGGTATGTTTAAGTTTGCAAAGAAACAAGGTTACACGCAAATAAGCATAACTCACTTTATGGGCGATTTGGATTTGTCAAAAAAGGCTTTTAAGAGAAGAGTTTTTGCGAGTGAAGAATCTGTATTTACTGACCGAGAGATAAATCTTATTATGGGATTCATTGATAATGCAGAGCCGTCTCTTATAAATCTTGGTGTTGTATTGGCTTTTCAAGCAGGATTAAGAGTTGGTGAATTATCAGCATTAAAGTATAGCGACCTTAACGGAAATGTTCTTACGGTAAACAAAACAGAAATTAGATACAAGGGCGAAGACAACAGTTATGTTTTTGAAGTAAGAGATTACACAAAGGGAGATATAGGACACAGAAAAGTCATTCTCACAGATTTGGGAGTACAGTCAATTAAAAAAGCAAAGATGTTAAACCCTTGGGGCGAATATCTGTTTATGGAAAACGGAAACAGAATTAAAGCCAAGGCATTTACAGTAAAAATTGAAAAAATTTGCAAATATGTTGGTATAGAACCACGCTCGCTCCATAAAGTCAGAAAAACTTACGGCACCAAACTTCTTAATGCCGGGTTAAGCGAAAAAGTAATTGAAAGCCAAATGGGTCATACCGACATAAATACCACAAAAGGATTCTATTGGTTTAACAATTTGGAAGAAGAAGAGGTTAAAAAAATGGTTTCCAATGCTTTAAATTATCGTTAAATGATAAAAAGGTTAGCAAAAAAGTTAGCAAGGTTAGCAAAGCCAAAATCCGCAAACCCTTATAAATCAAGGCTTTCGGGGTTTTGCCACGGGGTTCGAATCCCCCTCTCGCTACTCTTTTTGTGCCGAAAATCAAGGGTTTTTGGCATTTTTTATTTTCAAAAGTTAGCAACGTGGTTAGCAAATTGTCAGAATATTCAAAAAAATCACGAAAGGAGAAGCTTTTGAATGGTGTTGTTTGTATAAAATATGCGTAAATTCTGCGTGAAATATATGGTAAATTATGTGTGAACTCTGCGTGATAGGGTTCTTTTTTTATGCCAAAATTAAGGCAAGAAAGGAGAAATGCTGATGTTCACAGATGAAATCTTGGAAAGATTATTTGCAATAAAGGAAATGCAGAAGCTGACATTAGCAGACCAATCAATGCTGATAGATGCTTTTGAAGAGATTATGGAAGAAGAGGAGAAAAAACATTATGCAACCTTACCCGAACCCTAATTATTTCACACAGTATCAGCAACCGCAGTTTAATCCGTACTTACAGAGAATGGAAAATCTGCAACAGTTTCAGCAGACATTACAGCCTACTAATCAAATTCCGGCAATCGGTAAAGTAGTAGAAAGTATGGATATTGTAAAGGTAACGGACATTCCTATGGACGGAAATGTGTACTATTTCCCGAAAGCAGACGGAGAAGAGATTTACACAAAGCAGTTTATGCCGAACGGACAAACTCGTATTTTGACTTTTAAGCCCATTACAGATGATAACCCTAACAATTTACCATTGGACGAAGAAAAATCGAAATTTGATACCTTTAACGCGTTTTTAGAGGGTATTCAAGCAGACATTAAGACCTTATCTGACAAGGTGGATAAGATTTCAAAGCCGAATAGGGCTAAAAAAGAGGTAGATGCAGATGAATAATATTATAACAAATCAAATAATAAACCAACTCATGCAAAGTCCCAGATTAAAAAATAATGAAATTGCATTAAATGCAGTTCAAATGTATAGAAGCGGAAACTCTAAAGAGGTTTTTGCAATTAGAGACAATTTGTTTAGTGGAAACAATGCTTTAAAAAATAATTTATCACAATTAGAAGATGAAGCTAAAAAAATATTAGGCATGAATTAGTACATATCAGAGTTTGTGCGCACATTAAAACTGGTTTTCTCTGTTTGTAAATAAAAATTTTAAAGGAGAAAAAAGATATGTTCAATTCAAACACAGGTTTTTCAATGCCGGTTATGCCTGCTTATGGCAACAACGGCGGTTTTGGTGGCGGTTTTGGCGAAGATTTAATCGCACTTATCGTTATCTTAGCAGTATTAAATGGCGGTTTTGGTGGTTTTGGCTTTGGTGGTAACGGTGGTTATTCCGAAGTTCAAAGAGGATTTGATCACAACGCAGTTATTAACAAGTTAGATGGTCTTACTTATGGACTTTCCGACAGCACTTATGCACTTACAGGAGCATTAAACAGCGGATTTAATAGTGTTCAGCAGACATTGTGTCAGGGCTTTAATGGTCTTAGCAGAGAAGTAGCTGACTGTTGCTGTGCAACACAGGGCGCAATTAAAGATGTTCGCTATGACCTTGCAACACAGGCTTGCGATACAAGAAATCTGATTCAATCTACCACAAGAGATATTATTGATGGTCAGAATGCTTCTACGAGAGCCATTCTCGATTTTCTTACCACTGATAAAATCGCTTCATTACAGGCTGAAAACCAGTCTCTTAAACTTGCGGCTTCACAGTCAAATCAGAACGCAGTTTTGATGGCAGCTATGGATGCTAATAAGGCAGAGATTTTAAGACGCACTGGAAACGAATGTCCTATCCCGGCATACGTTGTTCCAAATCCTAACTGTTGCTACAATCCTTTTGGGGTTGGCTATGGTAGCGGATATGGAAATTCTTGCGGTTGCGGATGTGCTTAATTACAAATGAAAACTGAATAAACTCGCCCTTATGGGTTGATATTTCAAAGGGGTAGAAGTGGTAATTCTATCCCTTTTTGATTAAAGAAAGAGAGGTAAAAGCAATATGGCTTGTAAAAATGTATGTCGCTTATGCGATAGATTGATTATTAGTTCCGCAGTAACCTTTACCGCCGGAACAGGACTTATTATTAACATCCCCGAAGGTAGTTACCAAGACGGATGTAAATATTGCATCGTAGTAGCACAGACTATTCCCGATGCAACAACAATTACTGCCCCGGTATTTATTACTATCGGAGATGGAGATGTTTTATATCCGCTTAACAAATGCGATTGCACACAGGCAACTGCTTGTAGTATTCGCACAAGAACAAAATATGCAACTAGGGTTGAAACAAGTGCTACAACAGGCGTTTTCAAACTTCTTGGAAGAGTGGCTTGCGCACCCAACAACAACTTAACAGCGATTGACGGTACGGCACCGACAACAGGGGCATAGAAAGGTAGGTAGATATAATGGCAGAAGAAACAAAAGTAGGAATGAAACTTGATATGGAGTTAGAACCTATCAAGGATATGTGCAAGAAATTAGAAGAAGCAGTAAAGCACGAATTAAGTAAAGGCATTGAAAATGTTGACGCAAAAGAACTCGGAGAAGTTGTTGATATGATTAAAGACCTTTACGAAGCA